AGAAAGAAAAATATGAAATTAAAGATGAGGTTGTGGAGATCATATCGAATATAGCGGTATGTAGGAATTGTGGCACCGAGTTATTCGATATCGATCTCGAGGATGATAACCTGCAAAGGGCGTATTCTATATATGACAGGCTAAAGGAAAGAAAGAGAAGGAAAGCGGAATAAACTATAAACGCTAATTTAGTAAATTCAGATTTACTGGACGTGATGATATGAGTAAAAAGAACAGTAGAAAAAGGTACACTGATAAAGAAATTGCGAAAGCAATTACATTCATGGAAAATAATATAAATCCACATACAGGAAACCCAAATTACTCCAAAGTTTCAAAAGAATTGGATATAAATAGAAAGACGCTAATGCGTTGGTGGAGCGATAGACACTCGGAAGATGCCGAACAAATTCGCACACTTAAAAGGCAAGAATTTATAGAAGCAGCTTGGAATGAGATAAACGAAGGATTGAAGGTTCTTGCTGTAAAAAGAGGAAGAGCAACTTATAAAGAAATAATCACATCACTTGGAATCTTGCTGGATAAGATTCAAATGCTTAAAGGTGAACCTACATTAATTACTAAAAACGACAATAGAACAGAACTTTACGATAAATACAAACATCTTTCAGAGAAAGAATTACGAAAAGAGATAGAGAAATTAAATAAAATAGTTGAGGAATCGAATAATGCCAAGAGCGGTTCTTGAAAAATTACTTGCAGCACAAACGGAAAAAGCCATTAGAAATGCAAGAGAATCATTTTGGCATTTTTGCAAATTAAAAGCTCCGGATTTCTATACAGATAATAAATATCATTTAAGAACATTATGCAATACTTTACAGGCGTTGTATGAAGGCAAGTTATTTAAAGAAGACGGAACACCATACAGAAAAATAATGATAAATATTCCACCGAGATTTGGTAAATCAAGAACGCTTGTATTATTCAATGCATGGGTTTTAGGTAAAGATCCAGGCAATATGATTATGACTGGTTCTTACAATGATGATATTGCGGTTGATTTCTCCAGATATACAAGAGATGCGATTCAAGAAGAAAGAAGTCGACCGGAAGAAATTATCTACTCTGACATATTTCCAGATACAAAGATAAAGCAAGGCGATTCAAGTTACATGAAATGGTCTTTGGAAGGGCAGTATTTCAGTTATAAAGGCGTAGGTATAGGTGGCAGCGCAACTGGTAAAGGCTGTACGATACAGGAAACAGATGATCCTATTAAGAATATTGAAGAGGCTTATAACGATAATGCTTTGCAAAGGCAGTGGAACTGGTGGGCTAACACATTTGCAACAAGAATGGAAGTAGATGAAACCAAAGAATTGAAAGCAAATCATCTAACCGGATTGCAAATAATCTGCATGACACGTTGGGCTAAAGGCGATATATGTGGAAGAATACTTAAAAGCGATATGAAAGATGACTGGTATGTAATGAAATACGAAGCAGAAAAAGACGGAAAGATGCTTTGTGAAGATATTCTTTCAAGAAAGAGATACAACGAACTCAAAAGCACAATGGATCCAGCAATATTTGCAGCCAATTACCATCAGGAGCCGGTATCCATACGTGGAATACTTTACACGAATTTCTTAACTTACAGCCAATTACCGGAAGAATATGATAGGATCATATCTTATGCAGATACAGCCGACCAGGGTGATGATTATCTCTGCAATATCATAGCTATGGAGAAAGATAAAGAATTCTTTGTGTTGGATGTTTATTACACCAAAGACGCTATGGAGAAAACCGAACCGGAGACAGCAAAAAGATTATATGAGCATAGCGTTAACGATGCGACCATTGAAAGCAACAATGGCGGTAGAGGATTTGCGAGAAATGTTCAAAGATTGCTTTTAGAAAATCATGGAGTAAGAAAGCCGATTATCAAATGGTTTCATCAAAGCAAGAATAAAAAGGCAAGAATACTTTCTAACTCAAGCTACGTGATGCAGCACGTGTACTTCCCCTGGAATTGGAGAGATAGATGGCCAGATTTCTACCAGTCGATGACAACGTATCAAAAAGAAGGCAAAAATGCTCATGATGATGCAGAAGATGCTATTACAGGACTGGTTGAGCAGGTTACTGAAGTTGAAAAGCCAAAAACAAAAGTGCGCAAACGAATATTGAGGTGAGCGTATGAACTCAAAAGAGATTAACAGAGAACATATATGGCAACTGTACGAAAGAACCGCTTACGATGAATTTTATAACAAAGACAGAATATTGCCGGAGACAGTAAAGCAGGTATTCAATCCGGTACGAAAGATAATTAACACAGATAAGGCTTTGATACTAAAAGGGCTATCAATAGATGTTGATGATAGATTCAGGGACGCTTTGGAGAATTTAGAAAATTGGAACAACTGGGATTACTTGAAAACGAGAATAGTATTGTACTTGCTTATAGAGGGTTACTGCGTAGTTCAGGCTATACCGGTATATGAGGGCAATTCGATAATCAACATTGATTTAGTTATGTATGAGAAATCACAAATAAATGCGGTTGAAAGAGATTCATCCGGCAGGGTTACATACATTCAATTGCATGGAACAGAGAATGGACTGCCGGTTAATGTCACCATATCTGAAAGTGAGTTTGAATATTATGTGGATGGTAAATTGGATGAAGAACGTTCGGGCGTTAATGCATGGGGTTTCGTGCCAGTTATAGAATTCTTTGGCTTATCCGGTAGAGAACCAACTGAAGCACTCGGCAGAGTGGATGCGATTATAGACGCTATTGATCTTATAAATAAATACGAATGGGATATACATGAAATATCCGATTTGCACGCTAATCCACCCGTTGTTGGTTCATTTGGTGAGATAGAGGATGATACCAAAAATGAGCATACGAATCAAGAAGAGGGCGAAGAGTATCTAACAACAGGACAGGCGAGAAAATATCTCAGAGTTTGGGATATGTCTGACGGTCAGGCAAAGTATCTTGAAATGCAGGGCAACGTTATGAAAGTTACTGCTGAACAGAAGGATAAGCTAAAAGAATCGCTAATGAAAGAATATCCAGAGTTGCTACTTGCAGAAATTGCAAGCGGTTCGGGGCTTTCTGGTTATGCCATATCTTTAAAGCTCACCGATTTAATTTCTACGATAGAGGATTACAGAGCAAGACTTGGTGAGGCACTTAGGGATATCTGGAATATGGCAGGCGAAATGCTTGGATTTGACTGGGATGTATCGGTATCGTTCCAGCCGGTGTTGGAACAGGATTCAACGGATAAGATGAAGATTATATCTGATGCAGTTGACAGGTCGATAATGCCGAGAGAACTGGCAACAAGGCTTATTGTAACCATGCTTGATATAGAGGACAATCCAGAAGATGTGTGGCAAATGTTGCAGAAAGAAGAACAGGTTGAAGCTGACATCATGAATCTTGAACCGGTGAATGAAAATGAAGCGTTATGATTTACAGCTTATACGTGAATGGCAAAATAGATATGAAGAAGAAGTTCTAAAGCCGGTACTTGAAACATTGCAAAACGCTATTGATAAAAACATATCCAAGTTCTCACCAAAGCTGAGAAAGACGGTTAGACGTTTAGCGCAAAGATACGGGCTGAAACTCGAGAAATTATTTGCTGATACATTATCCACCACAGAAAAGACAGCCAGGCAAGCAATGATGGTAGAACTTGACAATTTTGTTTACGACCATTTCAAAGTCAAAGGTGGAAGTGTTGCATATAGAAAGTTTTCTGGCAATATCTACAAACAAATAGGCGATCACTGGGAAGCGATGTTAGATCTTCGGACCGCAGCTACAAGAAACTGGTTGAAATATGCAGCCGAAGATGGGTTAACACTTTCTGATAGGATATGGCGTGATGTTAGTAAATTCAAGCGGGTAATGGAGAATACGATAGCCAGAAACATTCAAATGGGCAGAAGCGCTGATTCTTTGGCTAATCAAATGTTAAAATTCACGAAACAACAAGAAAATATACCAAAGAAAGTTTTGGATTATGTGAAAGATTTAGCACCGCAGGATGCACAGGCAGCGATAAGAAAATATATGAAGAAACGAATGAAATACAATGCAACAAGAGTGGCAAGAACAGAAATACAAAGAGCTTATAGAATGTCTTACATAGAGCAGGCTAAGAAATTGAGTTTTGTTGAGGGTATCAAGTGGAATCGTTCATTAACAGAATTTGATTGTGCTATATGCGATCAGTTGGCTAATCAGGATCTTTATGGTTTAGGTCCGGGGGTGTATCCGGCAGCAGAGACTCCGGTTATGCCACATCCACATTGCCGATGCCACTTGACTTCGGTGTTGAAGCCATTGAAGAAAGAAGAGTAACAACAAAATAGCACTAAAACAAAACTGATTCAACCACCAGAGATGGTGGTTTTTTATTGCAAAAACTAAAGGAGGAATAGAAAAATGGCTAAAGAGCAGGAACTTCAGAATGAAGGAACTGTTGAACAAGAAAATTTAAATACTGAACATGAAGAATCCAACGAAACTGAAAAGGCTTTCGTTGAAATCGATGGAGAAAAAATACCAAAGAAAATCTGGGATAAAATCCAGAAAGAAAAGCAATCAGAAATTGACCGAACAGTGACTAAAGCAACACAGACAGCAAGAGAGAAAGAACGTAAGCAGCTTGAAGAAGAGATGAAAAAGAAACAGCTTGAAGCTGAGGGCAAATGGAAAGAACTACTTGAATATGAAAAGCAGCGCAATCAGGAACTCCAAAATCAGATGAAGCAGAAAGAACTACAACTGCTAAAGCGACAAAAACTGATGGAGAAGAACCTCGATCCAGACACGTGGGGGGAACTGATTACGGGCGATAGTGAAGCAGAGATTCTGAAATCCATCGAAACGGTTGTTGCCAACATCGAGAATATTAAGACGCAGCATCTTGAAGAGCTTAAGAAAAAAGGACCAGCAGGCGTTAAACAACCGGCACCAAAAGGTGAGAATAAATCAGAATCTTTAGGAGAACGACTGGCAAAAGAGGCAAAAGAAACCGAAGATGTTACAAAACATCAAGAAAAGTATTTCGGTAAATAGGAGGAAAGCTTATGAGCAAATTTGAAACTACTTCATACAGCAAGATAACAAACATATTAAAGTACAATGATTTTTTCGCTGTAACAGTGCCTGTTGAAGATACTGGCATAAGTGCAAATTCTGATGGTAAGAAGATAGTTAAAGCCGGGACCATTGTTGGTGGAGTATCCAGTCCGGTGCTTTTAAATCCAAATGAACCGGTACAAGAAAAGAACACACAATCAGTTGCGGCATCACTTGAATTAGATAACGCAACTCCAGATGCTAATTCTAAGGTAACAATAACGGCAAACGAAGCAGGAACCGCAGGTAACGACATAAAAGTTCAATTTTTGGATCCATCAGGTAATGATCAGGCATTGGCTGTTTCTATTAGTGGTGATACAATAGTTGTTTCGCTGGCAACTGATGGAACAGGAGCTATAACATCAACAGCAGCCGAAGTTGCTGCAGCTATCAACGCACATCTTATCGCAGGCGAACTTGTAACAGCAGAAGCATCAGGTGACGGTTCAACTGTTATAGAGGCTCATGCAGCGACAGCACTTGCTGACGGTGCAGCCGGAACAGGTTATCTCGCTGAAGGTGTACTTTTGTACGATGTTGATGTTACATATGGTGATCAACAGGGCGCAATGATTGTAAGAGGATTCATAGACGAAAATCAACTTGATTCTGCTCCATGTGATGATGCGAAAGTGGCACTCTCCGGCAGAATCGTATTCTGCAAGTGAGGTGATGAATAATGGCTAACATATTCGATTATGTAAGAGCAAAGGAAATAGCAGCGTATTGGGAAGGACTTGGTTCAAACAAGATACCGTATCTTGGTGCTACATTGTTCCCTGCCAAGAAACAACTTGGACTTGATCTCAGCTGGTTAAAAGGTTCTAAAGGGCTGCCAGTATCTTTAAAACCAAGTGTATTTGACGCAAAACCACCTCTCAGGGAAAGAATCGGTTTCGACCAGATTGTAACTGAAATGCCATTCTTTAGAGAATCAATGTATATAGGCGAAAAAGAAAGGCAGGAACTTAATAAAGTTCTCGCATCCGGAAATGAAAAAGCGATAGACATGATAGTTAGAAACATCTATGATGACGCAACCGGACTTATAGAATCAGCTGACGTTGTGTTTGA